ATGTGGGCATCAAGACCTGACTCAAGGAACTCTTCGTGTGCTTTGAGTTCGCGCAAGGAAAGGCGAGCATCGGCATCACGAAAGGCAACGAAGTCATAATCTAACTCACAGGCAAGAAATCGCCACAACTTGGCGGTGTGATCTTCAGGTGCATCTGTGTGAATAAGTCGCACATTGCTAAACAGATTCAGGGTTGAAGTCACCCAGGGTGGAACCGATGCCCCTACAAAAAAGACCAACTCGTATTCATCATCCAAAATCTGTTGAGCGATGATGGCGTTTTTGATTGCACCGACTGAGTACCGCAAATCTGACCCATAAAGTGAGAATGCAATTGCCTGTTTCATCGGCGCAGTTTTTTCAGCAAGACTTCGTAGGCTTCGGATTGAATGTAATTCTTGTATGCAAGAGCATCGGCAGAATAAACTTCCTGTGCGTTGACTGCGACATATCCTTCATCCCATTCAGCTTTTCCTGCAACGGGGTGCATATGCTCAACAATGACATCTTCAAGATAATGCAAAGAGCCTAAATCCTCGCCCAATTTCTTCCAAAAGTTGTCAAGGTAGAGATGCTTCATATTCGGCGGCACCATTCCTTGAAGGGCTGTGACAATATCTGATGTCATCGCAACCATCGTTGGAAGGCGCTTGCCTTGAAGTAGGTCATTGCCGTAGGCAAGTGACGGTGCCTGATGCAACGCCTCGATCAGTTTTGCATCCCAATCGGCGGTGCGTGGGCGGTGGTCATCGCCTAAGAAGGCAAAATACTTGTATTTGTCGGCATATTTGTGTGCCACATAATTGAGTGGCTTTGCCATTCCGCGTGAGTCATTGTTGCAGGTGATCACATAGTCATCGCCTAATTCAAAGACATATTCATCGCCCTTTGGGTCGTCATAATCTACGATGAAGAGCAACTGTGATGCAGATGAAAGTTCATCGTGAGCCGCGAGCAATTCAACGGCATTTTGTGGTCGCCCACGAGTTGGAACAAGCGTGATCATTTCCATCGTGATTCAATCTCCCCTGCTATCGCGGCATATGCTGCCAAGTCTGTAAATGAATCTTCGTGATTAGGTGTCTCAATCAACCGAGCAATTTTGACAAGGCATAAACACAAAGCGACCTGTGAAGGTGTTATCTCAGTTTCAAGATACACGCTCCACAGGTCGGCAATGCGTTTGTGATTTACATACGGCGATCCATAGTTTTTTTGACGATCAGTATGTGTGAGGCGCTTGGCCTCATCTAAGATTTCCCCCCGGTTCATTTCTTATTCGCTACCTTTTCCAAATTCTGTTGCCTTTGGATCAAGCGCCTTCAACACAGGGCCGGCAACTGCTGCCAATCCTGCAACAAGGTAATTCTTCAAAGGTTGATTTGGGTTTGCAAGGTATAAAGCTACAACTGCCGCTGCACCTGCCCGAAGGTAGGTCATTACAATTGCTTCAAGTTTTGCTTTGTCAAACATCATTACTCCTTAAAAGTAGGCTTGCCGAATCCAACGATGAACACAGGCAAGGATGACTTGAGTTTCCCACGATTTTTCTTCTTATAGGCGCGAACCTTACGGCAAACTTGACCACCGTTGCGCTGATCGCCCTTTTTATCAGGTGCCGTGTTGCCTTCAATTGTCACTACAGTTCCATCATCTCGCACCTGCAAGACGATGCCAACATGCGAGATTCGATCAATGCCATCTGATGGGAAGTCAAAGAACACGATGTCACCTGGCAATGGCGTGGCAACTTCGGCATCTTCCCACTTGCCTTTGGCTTGGAAGCCTTCTGCCCCTGACGGGGTATAGGTGCAGTTGGGAATCTTTACCCCCGCTTGTTTTGCCACCCAATTGACGAAGGCTCCACACCAGGGTTGGTTTGCCTTTTGATAGTGAGTTTGATTATCGGCAGGGCCTTCAATGAAGCCTTCTTCGCCTCGTGCCACATCAAGAAACTTATTGAGTTGAGCTGACATTTTGTTCCCCTTGCTTTGGTTTTGATTTGAGTCCATTTGCAGAGACTATCCCTGCCAAAGTTCCTGTGAGAAAGACCGTCAATGTCGCAACTAGGTCAATGAAGGCGGCATCATTGGGTGCTTGCTTCATCGGTTGAGTTACAAATACCAATGCCCACAGAAGCGAGAAAACCGATCCTGCAAAGACAATTGCAAGAATGATTCCGATGCTGACAATGAGTCGAGCGTGTAATTCTTCAGGCGTGTATCGCTCACGGCGTTTCATCAAATATCTCCGGAAGTAGGTCAGAGGTGCAGGTTCCTGTGATTTCGCATTGCGGCTTGTTGCATTCAGGCTTTTCCCAATTTTCAAACTCTTGGCATGGGTAGCGAACCCAACCCTGATACCCGCAACCGCTAAGAGTCAGAGCGAGTAAGAAGGATGCGATAAATTTCTTCAACTTGTCGCTCCAATCGTGCAACTGAATCCTTCATACTTGATCCGCCATTTGGCTTCAACTCATTCAGATAATGCTTGACAAGCCATCGAGTAATGGCAAGGAATGCTCCACCGATTGTCAAAAGAGAAACTGTGAGTGCTGCCCAATCTTGAACTGTCATTGGTTGACCTCTAAAACATAAACAAGCGCGGTTCCTGTGTTGGTAACTGCCCACACCTCTGTTGTCGCAGGAAGATGCATCACATCATGAGAATTATTGTCAACCTTGACACCGTTGGATGTGCTGACGGTGTTATCGCCACCGATCCAAATGTTGCCTGATTCATTGTGAATGTGAACTTCTCTGAAAATGTTGCCGGTTGCAACGATCTTTGTGGGTGAGGTTGTCACCGTCACTTGTGATGTGCGCATGTTGCTCCTTGATTGGGGTTGTGTTGACTGTTAAACTCAAAATATGGATAAAACTTTCTTCTTTATGGCAGGACTGCCACGGTCAGGAAGCACTCTACTTTCTGCAATCTTAAATCAAAATCCTGATATTTATGTCACACCTTCGGCTGACACAAGTTTTTTGATTCTTTCACTTTACAAGACTTCGCAGGTTTCAGAGTCTTATCACGCAGGGTTTGCCCCTGAAGGCTACCAAAACATTATGGCAAAGTTGCCCAATGCCTTCTATGAACACATTGATAAACCATACATCATTGACAAGAATCGCAGTTGGGGAACACCTGAGAACATAGAGGTTGCAGAACTCTTTGCTGAGAATGTCAAAATCATTTGTCCTGTCAGACCGATCCTTGAAATCCTTGCATCTTTTGTGCGGTTGGCTGAAGCCAATCCTGACAATTTCATTGACAAGTTTGTGCGTGATTATCCTGTAAGCCAATTTCGACCAAAGAACGATGCTCGATGTGATGCATTGATGGCTGCAAATCACCACATTGAGAACAGCATTTTTTCATTGGCATCAGCACTTGACCCAAGACATCAAGGCAAGTTCCATTTTGTTGCCTATGATGATTTGGTGTCCAAACCTGAGAAGGTCGTTCAGGCAATATATCAATTTCTTGAAATACCTGAGTTTCCACATCGGTTTGAGAACTTAAAATGGAAATTGATGCCCAATGAATCTGAAGTCTTTGGCATTCCTAATCTGCACGAAATTCGTTCCAAGATAGATCGGAGCAAAACTGATACATCTATCTTGTCAGAATATGTTCAGCGCAAATATAGTCATGTCCTAGACTTTATTTTTCCTGAAGGAATCAGAGACTTTGTGTAGCTTGCAAAACAGCAAGAATTGCTTCTGCCTTACGCTTCTCTAATGTTTCTGTACGGATTGCCTTGCGGCAGTCATCAGCAGCCCAAAGATCAGACAACAATTCAACATCGCTTAGACTTTCAACGGTGCCAATTACTGCATGCTTATCTGTTGCACCTTTGTATTGTTCAAGATGTGCAGGGTATTCAGTAGGCAGACTTTCAAGCATTCTTGTATACATTGCAATGTTTGCCTCATACTGTGCCACTTCAGCAATTCTTGCCTGTAATGGTGTGACTTGTGTTTCTTCTGTCATTTGTCTTGCTCCTTTTTTGAGTTAGTTATAGGAAGTCAACATCGCTACCATTGCCCGTTGGTATGGTCGCAGGGTCTGCATACTTAGTTCCAAAACCTGCTGACCACGGATATGCGGTAACTCTAGGTGAAATATAGTGAGAAATAGCAATACCATCGCCTGAATTTGTAAAAGCAACGCCTGTGGAAGTACCCGTTGGTAGCGTTGCAGGGTTTGCATACTTAGTTCCAAATCCTGATGACCAAGGATATGCCGACACGAAAGGTGTATTGCTGTGGCTGATGGCGATTGCATTACCTTGTGGTGTAAATGCCACACCGTAACTGTTGCCTGTCGGTGCAGTTGCAGGGTTTGAATACTTAGTTCCAAAACCTGCTGACCACGGATATGCAGCAACAAAAGGTGCCCCGGTAACAACAACGGCAATCGCATCACCTGAAGGTGTAAATGCTACATCAGCACCGTTAGCTCCAGGTAAGGTTGCAGGGTCTGCATACTTAGTTCCAAAACCCGCTGACCAAGGGTATGTGGAAATATAAGGTGAAGAAACATGAGGAAGGGCAATGACATCACCTTGTGGTCTAAAATTTAAGTTGTTCACTAGGTTGCTCGGTAAAGTTGCAGGGTTTGCATACTTAGTTCCAAAACCTGCTGACCAAGGGTATGCAGCAACAAAAGGTGAATTGAAGTGACCAATGGCGATTGCATCGCCTTGCGGTTTGAATACAACACCGCCGTAACCATTGCCTCCTGGTAGCGTTGCAGGGTTTGCATACTTGCTTCCAAAACCTGCTGACCAAGGGTATGCAGAAATAAAAGGTGTAGTTACATGAGAAACAGCAATGGCATCGCCTTGTCGCTTAAAGCCAACGCCGTATGCAGTACCTGTCGGTAAAGTTGCAGGGTTTGCATACTTAGTTCCAAATCCTGTTGACCACGGATATGCCGACACGAAAGGTGTATTTGGGTGACTGACGGCGATTGCAGTACTACCGGGCAATGCTGCAGCAAAGGTTCGATACGCACGCGCAGAGGCGTTTGCCAATGTTGAACTGATTGGTGACATCAAATCCCCTTATGCAAACTTCGTCTGTGTTTCAAGAACTGTGTATGTTGGCGTTGCCGCTGTCTTGATGATTGTGAATACATATGCATCAATTGCTGTTGCATTTCCTGCGCTGATCGCAGCAGGTACCTTCGGGGTGACTGTGCTGCCGTCAATCTGAATCACATTTGGGTAATACGCAGTTGCACCATTGGTGTTGAGCCATACAAGGGTGATTGCATCGCCGACTGCGAGAACTGAGCTGAGTGTTGCTCCGCTTGAATAACGGAAATTGAGGGTGTGGTTTGCGGTGGCGTTGGTTGTGTAATACCACACCGATGCTGTTGAAACATCGAAGTTGATTGTGCCTGTTGCAGCACTTGCGACAACATTGACATCTTCTTCAAGTCCTCTGACAATGCTTTCAACAAGAGTTCCGCCTGTAATTGCAGGAGTTCCGATTGTTGGGCTTGTTCCAAATACTGCTACGCCTGTTCCTGTTTCATCGGTTAATGCAGCAGCAAGGTTGGCAGAAGAAGGTGTGCCAAGAAATGTTGCAACGCCTGTTCCAAATGATGAAATTCCCGTTCCACCGTTTGCAACTGCAACAGGTGTTGAGAGTGAAACTGTCACGGTGCCTGAAGTTCCGCCACCTGACAATCCTGTTCCTGCCGTTACGCCTTCAATGTCACCTGATGCGGGTGTTGCAAACTGTAAGAATAAAGCTGCACTTGCACTTGTAAAGTAAAGAATGCCACCTTGATTCTGAGCAAGAACAAGTGAACCTGATGTTGAAACTGTTGCAGTTCCCGCTGTAACTGTGCAGACACCTGCTCCAAGATTGACAACGGTGACGGTGTCACCTGCTGCAAACAACCCTGTGTTGACTGTGATTGTTGTTGCACCTGCATTTGTCATTGAGATAGCGGTTCCAGCATCGGCGGCAACTAGAACATAAGATGCAACCTTTGCACTTGCCGCGCCACCACTCATTGCAGTCTGTTGCAGCGATGTCATTTGCGCTGCTGTTAAGACTTGACCCGTGGTGAATGTCTGTTTTGCCATCATTGCTCCTTAATCAGTAGGAAAGCACAGAGTTTGCGCCATCCAAAGTTCCTTGTGTTGCCGAGTCCAAGATGAATGCCTGAATTATAGGCTCCGCTGTGAACAATTTTGTTCCCCAAGTGTTGGTGGTGATGTCGTGCTGAATGCCCTGAACGAATAGTTCAAGGGTAACACTTCCCGCACCGGGAGTGGATTTTGTAATGTCCACCAAATCAAAGATGTCTAAACTTAGCCCTGCAACGATTCGGGCGGTTTCGGTATCATCTGCCAAATTCAGGCCAATGGAGTCAATGCGAAAGACTGCATCCTTGCGTGATTGCAAGATCATGTTGGCTTGCTCTAAAGACTCTGCATCTGTCTCAATCAGCAACCCTTCGCGCTTTCCTGAATGGATGAAATAGGTTTCAATGCTGCTTGTATCCTGCACCGTCTGTGGCGTTCCACCTTCGCGGCTGACAGTAACATCATTGAAGATCAGGGTGTCATCATAGGCAAAGTCAATTGCCTGATATGAGATTCCTGTGCCGTCATCTGCAAAGTCTGTTGCAGTTCCATCTGCCTTTTGTGCCACCGTATCGCGTGAAAGGAAAGTGGCGTTGCCTTCAGGGTCAATAAAGAAACCACCAAATTCGCTGTTTTCAATTGTCTGCAAGGCATTGAGCAAATCACGCTCGGTTCCTGGGTCTGCTTGAACGGTGCTGTTACCTGTATCAATAACGCGCATTGAACTTGGGAAGGCTGGCACATCAAGCAGGTTGTTCATTCGCGCACCTGTTGTCTGCCCTGCCGAAGTTCCTGCAACCGTTGAAATGGCAACATTGGAGAAAAGGCGGAATGCATCCACACATTGCAAGGTCACGGTTGAAATGTTTTCAAGTCCAAGTTGGAAGTTTGTGTCATAGCTCGTGATATAGCCTGAGTAAAGATAGTACCGAACTGAGTTGTAGTCTGCCCAAATACGAATCTTGCGAAGAGGTACAAGTTTGCCGTAATAGGGAGATGAGGTGTTGCTGGGTACCCAATCGCCATTGGTATCTTCAAGGATAACCGTGGCGCTTCCTGCTTCAAACTTGTTCAGGATTCGGTTTCGACCTCTGCGAATGGAAGCGCGGAGTGTAATGTCTGAAACATCCACGCTGTCTGAAGCCGAATCTGCCAGGATGCCAACGCCAAGTGGCGTTGATGGATCGCCAAGAATAAGTGGGTTGCCGAAGGCAGGGCCGTTGGCAAAGTCAACTGAAACTCCAAGTGTTGGCAGAGCCATTAGATTGCCACCGCTGACTTTGTAATCACTTGCCCATTATTTTGAGCCTGAAGGAGTGCGTTGCGAATGCTTGAAACAAGGTCTGCCTCTGCAATCACCGATCCTGCATTGTTGACTGTGATGGTAATTCCGCCACCGAATCCGCCACCGCGTGAGAGTGGGATTACCGCTTCAGGCCCGGCTTCACCGATCAATGCCATTGTTGGTGATGTAACGATTCCACCGCTTGCGAGAGCGATCATATCCCCGCCAATTGGATTTTCGCGGGGTACTGATGGGTCAACGGGTGCAAGACCACGCTCGCCATCTTCGCCAATAAGTCTGCGACT